CCAGAATGAACTGGGAAATATACGACAGTTGTATTCGCAGATACAAGGTCGTCCTCCATCTTATATCCTGCAGCCTTGAACAAATGAATCATTGGGTCGGTATTCCCAAAACGAATTGCTCTCAAAAAATAATTACCTCCAGGTGCCCAGTGAACTCCAGGCGTTGCGCCAGAAAGAATTGATACAGACCCTGATGGTTTAACAGTTGTGACCCTAATGGACTCACGAACGCACAACCATTCAGAATACGAATGATCATATTTACGAATAGTCTCATATCCTTCGTCCATCCATTCACGCACAACAGGCAAACCAAATTCGTCTGAGAAGGATGCAATGCCTGTAAGAGATGTTCCGATACGACGATTACGCTGCATAATTCCATTTGTTTGTTGCCAGTGGGTTGGTATCAGCGTTACCGTCTTGCCATAGAGATAGGCAAACTTTAATGTCCGCAGAAAGTCTTCTTTTGACTCATGACGATTTAAATGTACCTCAACCAAAGTGCATAGTTCGTATGACTCCAAGGGCTGTTCGGCACAAGGGTTAAACCCCATGACACGATAATCTTTACCGTCAGCAGGTTCTTTCAAACGCCCGTAATCCCTTGCCACATCTAACCATATAAAACCAGGTTCTCCGTTATTGGCGATTAGATCTATATAGTCTTCGTACTTTGTACCTACCGTCGCAGAAACAGAGTTATTAGACATCCAGGCCCAACCTGGTTTTTCGGAATCAAACGAATTTCTTTCTGGAAAAATCTCAGCGTTTTTAAGATTCATAAAATCTTCATCCTGAGCACTGCCTAAAGCCAGGGTTGCGGATCGTCTAACATTTCCTGATACCACACAGGTACCAATAAGATTAACTACATCTACTATTGCACGAGAGTCAAAGACTTCTCCTGCTCTACCGCCGATTACAGCCTTTATCTGCTTGTGAAGTTGTATGAGTGGTGCAGGACCGCTTGCAGTGCCTCCAAAACCTTTAATAGGGGCACCTAAAGGCCTAATAAGGTCATAGTTAAACTCCTGGATATACATGTTAGGCTTTAAAAATGAATTAATGAGCAATCTAACAGACTCTACCCAGCCTTCACGAGTATCTGGGATTTCATACGTCTGTGGTGGTTCTGTAGGGTCATAAATGGGCAAATGTTTTTCTGCCCCGACAGTATCAAACCCTACGCCTACCCCCATCATAAGGGCATCCATAATCCAACCAAATAATGTGCCTGGATCGTTTCTATCTATGTCTTTTGTAGATACCATAGCGCAATTTTGTAATGCTGCTGAATTTTTCTTTTCCATTGTAAGTGCCGTGCCAAAGGACCATAGGCCTCGTCCTGGTGGTGTCCACTTTAACTCAAATAAACGCTGATATGCCTCTTTTGCAGAAGCCTGTGCTTTATAATCATTCCAAGGTAGCCTGTTTTCTTTAGCATGATTCTTTTGAGCCGAATACATACCCTCGATTACTCTACGACAAACCTCATGCCATCTTTCTTTAGTTCCGTCTTCCTTCATACGGGAGTAGGTACGAATAAATGTAATCTCTCCTAATGAATTACCACCTGCATCTGTAAATCCGAATGGGGGTTCTTTTGTTTTATACTCATTTATGAACTCTTCAGACAAACGAAAACTAAAAAAATCAGACATGTATTTCTCCTAATTGAAAACCGTTACTGTCAAAGTATACCAGAGTTTTTATTTTTATAAAACTCTAATGTTATTATTGAGGTTGAATGTTTAGTGAATCCAATGTTGTGGAATCATATACTTATAGCCACTTTTAACTAAGTGCGCTGTATGATGATACGGTGGTGATGGAGGAAACACAATTATGCTTCCTGCTTTTGGCTTTACATAAAAATTAAATGTTGAAGGCAAAGCCTTTGAGAAATCAGATTCTGGAGCCCCACCTTGAATTGGACCATTTGGATCTCTTAGGGTAAATGATATTTCTCCGCCTTCGTAGTCATCATTAAGATACATAACAAAAGAAACTTTAAGTCTTCCATCGCCCTCCTGTTGATCAAAATGTGCTCCCATAAATGTACCCGCACTATACTTTTTAATTGGATACACTGGGAATAACTTTGGCTCTTCTGTTATACCCTGTGATTTTGCATAATCTCTTGCTACATCATCAAATGCTTTTTGCAATGTCTTATATATGTAATCATTTTTTTCATCAACACCTTCGGAGTTGGAGATATTTTTATCTGTACCATAAACATAATGCTTTCCACTACATGCCATCCATTCACCCCAAGGATCCTGGTTATCTTTTTCTATTGCATCAACCAGTTTATATGGATCTGCAATTACATCTGTGTAATAGTAAACTTTTTCTTCTAATATTTCTTTCTTCATAATTACTCCTTTAGTATTTATTATTTTCATAAAAGCCTTTAACTTTTATGAAACCGACAAGAACGTATCTTATTGGTCCTGGACCAACATGCCTTACTCCATGCTCGTATTCTTCGTTTCCTGGAAATACAAGAAGTTCTCCTGGCTTTGGACGTAAATCTATATCTTTATTTTTAAAAAATAGAGTGCCGTCTGTATAGTCATCATTGAGGTATAGTATAGCAGCATATCTAATAGACGGATCAGTATGTTGATCTGTATGAGATTTTAACTGTACGCCTTCTTGCATTCTTTGCAATGTTGCAAAACCAGTTAACTCTAAGTCTGGATGATTTATTGCAATTAATTTATGCATTTTATCTTGCAATTGACGAGATGCTGGGCTATGACTAATATCAAGATTTTTATCATCCCAATCTTTAGTAATTTCATATTTGCCTTCTGCAACTAAATTTTCTACATCATCTCTACCAAATTTTTCTAAACAAAATCTAGCAAGACTTGCTCTGTATGCTTCAAACCAAATATCGTTGGGTGTTTTTTCAATAATATCAAGTATCATACTTAATTCATCTTTAGATGCAAAATTACGAACAAGAAGAACTTCTTCAAAAGTTGATTCTGCTTCAAATCCATTATCTTTAAACTCTTGTTCTAGAAATAGCATATTATTGTTCCACCCTATATTGTTTACCTTCTTGATCTATTTTATATCCCTTTTTCAATAACTCTTGCCATTGTGCTCTTTCTACTTCTTGCTTTGCTCTTGTTTCTTTCATTTCTAATGCCCATGCGTCTCTTAACTCTTGTGAGTATGCATCTTCTTCTCTATCATCCCAGAACGAACCAATGGTATATCTAACTCCACTTTCTATTAGTGTTACTTCGTGCATATTATTAAATCCCCCATCAAATGCAGCAAGCATACCGACCTTTGGTTTAATACTTAATTCTTGTTCTGGAAATTGTAATAGTCCTCCTTCAAAATTATCATTTAAATATAAGAAAGCAGCATATCTGCTTCTAGTAAATGCGCCAGAATTTCCATGCTCGTCTGTGTTGTCTGAGTGAATCCTTGCATAGGCACCTGGCTCCCATTTCTGAGTATGATACCCAATTTGAGAAATTATCTTAGGATCAAGGTCATGAACGCTTGCAACAGCATTAATGATTCCTTGCTTTATTTGTGAAAATATATCGCTTGGCAATCCTTCATTTTCTACATGCTCATCATTGTCTTGTGGCAGGACTGAAGAATAAGACTCATAGAAAGATATAGGCATCCAGGTAATCAACCCAAGTTCTGCGTGTTTATCTAAAACTTTTACAAGTTTTGCAGCAGTATCAGCATTAATAAAATTTTCATAAACAACTATATCTTTTGTTAATCTATTTTTATTTTCTAGGTTCATTTGCTAACTCCTAATCCCATTGTCTGGATCCCAAGCACTTATTGACTTATCGTCAGGAAAAATTCTATGATATTTTGTACTAAAGTCTGGTTTAACTTCTCCAGTATGTTCTAAAATTTCCCAAAAAAATGGACAAGTATATCGTAGTCCACTTTTAATTTTAGTAACTCCGTGAACATAGTTCATGTCTCCTGGGAAAAAATATGCAGAGCCACGCTTTGGTTTAAACTGTATACCTTGATTTGGAAAGTATAACTCTCCACCTTCATAATCATCATTGATATAAAATAAACTTGATATATCATAATTTGGAAAATCATTAGACGTTCCAGCATCTGGACCTGAGTGTAATTCTTTGTCTGCATGAGGCATTTGGAATTGTCCTGGGTTCCACTTTACTATACTCTGTCCTGTTGATTTAACTTTTACACTAAAAAATTTTTCAATTACTGGCTGCAGTCTATTAAATAAACGAACTATAACTGGAACAATATATGGATCATTTTGGTTAAGAGACGGTGCGCTTGCAACCCTATCCTTCCAATATTCTGCATCATAAATTACAGTACCGTTTTCATTTTTATGGCTTTCGGTAACATCCCATATAGTTATATTTCTTGCTGCCTTATCTAAAAAATCAACTTCTTCTAATGTCATAAAATTTTCTAATTCAACTATATTTTCTGAGCCACTTCCAAAAAATCCTGAAGGGGTAAGTGACGGTTTTCTTACTACGGTTATGGCTTCTTGTGGATTCATATTTAAATTATACCATAGGATACATTATCCCTGTATGGTTGATCCTATCCCTAAATTATCAAAAAACCGTTCAATATTAAATCTCCAATTATCCTTGCCAAAAGATGTACCTATGTTGGTGCACAAAGTCTCAAAATCTTTTTCAGATAATTTGTTTTTAATTTGTAACAATGCATTGGTAACATCTATATAATTTTGCCTTACAAAAGATGGATCACCAGCCTGATTTCTTTTTAATACTTTTGTATTTACCTTTCCTGATGGCTCATACAAAGATACGGTAAGATAAGATTTTGCAAATCCAGCATCCTGATACATTTCATATCCTGATACTGCATCAACAACATTATCATAAGAAATAATAGATCGCACAGGAAATTCTCCGTCTCTAGATACAGTAACAATATAATGATTTACCTTTTGTGCTTTTGCATTAGCAATATATTCATTTACTATGTCTGTATGGTTTGATTTTAAATGATCGCTCATTATAAATTTGACCTATCTACTACATCTAACTTTAATGTTTTAACTTCATGAGATCCTATCAAGTTACCTTTTTCATCTATTCCCTCACGATACCAATCTGTCCACTCACCAGATGAATTTATAACTTGTGCTGCATTACCATAGTTTATGTTGGCTCGTTCTCTCTTTCGATCTGGGTCACTGTAGGCTACAATCTCAATAGTTGTATTATTAAGGCTAGTTAAAGAAATAGGAATAATTGTTGCAATTGGTGTTTTAGCCTTTATAATAGTTTCTTGATTTGCTTTTTTTGCCTTAAGTGCTAAAGGTAATGGATTATCATAAAAAGATGTGCTTATTAAATTAGACATTGTTTCAAAATCATCATTAAAATAATTAACTGGATTAATAGTTAAAATGCTTATATCTGGATCTGTTCTAAAAACTAATCCAGTGTTTAAACTTATAGATGACTGACCTCTGCCAGAATACGAGCCTTCTGGACCAGTAATCTTAACATGTTGATCTGTTTGATCATTAACTCCATCCCAGGTAAAAACTATATCTTCAATACAAGAAATATTCCAACCAACTACGTTGGCTTGAGTTACTGGAAAACATCTATATGCATGTTTCTCTGATGTTAAATCCATCCAATCTCTTTTAATAGACATTGGCTCAATTTTAAAAATACCGCCCTGCATTTTTTCTACAGATATATTAAACATTATTCCTTTTCCCATTTTGGATCATACATGTCTGGGGTATGATACTTTTTGCTATAATCAAGCATTGTAACAATAGAATACTTAGTTCCAGAATGCACTGGCATTGCTTGATGTGGATACATATAGTTTGATGGGAAAACATATAGATCGCCAGCCTTTGGCTTAATATTTAAATTTTGCAATCTAAAAAATAACTCTCCGCCATCATAATCATCATTAACATAGGCAACCAATGAAACTGTGCAATTATAGGAGTATCCATGATCATGGTGTTCTTTAAAGTGCTGACCTGAACCATACTTTATAAAATTAAATGCCTCCCAATATTTCAAAGGCATAATGTTATAATCTCTTCTATAATCTTCAACAGCAACTGCCTGAGCATCATAAACGTCTTGCCACAGTGCCTGTAGTTTTAGGGAGTCCTCGCTTTTGTCTGGCTCAATGTCGGTCTTTTTAAATTTAAAATCAACACAGTCCCTATAGTCTGGCATCAACTGCTGATATCCAACATATGCTGGCATCCAGTGGTACCTTTTACCCTCTGAAGATAACTCTCCATATCCAGCAACAGAACCAAGAGTACTCTCTAGTCTGTTAATTACATCAAATTCTTTTTTAATGACACCTCTATAACAAGTTATTCCATTTCCAAGGTTTTCTTTTTCTGTCCAAGTTGACATAGTATCTCCTTTTACTTATATTCTCTTCTTGTCCAAACTTTATCTTTATATACCCCGCCATCTGGCTGACGATAAATATTTGCGTTATCTACTATTTTAGCATATACTGTTGATGAATCTAAAATATCAAGTTCATGCTCCCAATTTTCTCTTTTAAATGGAAGAATTTGTAAATATGGCGTTCCCGCTGGGATAGTTCCTTCCCACCCATCAATAATAAAAAATGGAAAACTGCCAAGCAATTCAACCTTGTCTGAGTCAACCACGCCAGTAGTATTCATAAAGGGTAGATCGAACCTATTCATTGGTGTCATAAATAATGCACTATATCCTTCGGGCAGTCTCACTCCCCAGTCTGGCATCCAGGCAAAATGATCTTTATAATATCCTTGAGGATGTTTAAACTGAGGCATTGGTGGCCTAGATACACAAAAATCTTTATACATTACGTTATCTATTTTAAGATCTAACGAATTGTGACTGTTTTTAGTAAACACAAGATCACATGGAGTTTTAAAAACATAGCCTGTTATAAAAGCATCTAAAATTGCTGGACATGCTTTCCATGTTGGAATCATTCCGTAATCATCGGTGGTTCCAGGTTTTGGAAATGGACAAACCTCTTTTGGTGCTCTGTAATATTCTCCATTTGACATTTTTGCAAATCTATCTGCATCTTTATACCAATCTGGTATTTCTTTTTGCGTAGGAGTTGGAGCGGATTTACTATCTTTTGTTAACCATGGTCGATATGTTTTAAAAAATAATTTATTGTACTCATCGCCCATCTTTATGACCTAACTCATTAATATCAGTCATGATTACGACACAATACTTTGTACCGCTCTTCATTGGAAGAGATGCATGCTCATAAATGTAGTTAGATGGGAAAACGGCAATATCTCCAACTTTTGGAATAAGAGTGTAGCCGTCTAGTCTTGGAAATTGTATTTCTCCGCCCTCATAATCATCATTGATGTATATAACAGCAGATACAGTTGCATTGTAAGCAGGACCGTGATCTGCGTGTATATTAAAGTGTTTGCCTTCACCTTCATATTTTACAAAATTAAAGGCTTCATAATAGACAACATTAATTCCCCAATAACGTGCATAATCATCTATGCAAAATTTTAATTTTTGATAAATCTCTTCATGCAAATCAATAAGTTCAGCATTAGATGCATCTCGTGGTCCAAGATTTTCTTGTTTATATTTAAAATCTACAGCATCTCTTGCTCTTTTGATTGGAGTTGTTGAGTTTGTTACTTGTGCCTCAGACCATCTATATCTTTGGGTGCCATCCTGCTTAAATAAATTTCCATTTAAATTTGATTCAAGTATTTGAATATATCTGTCGGCATCGTCCTTATTAAACACGTTTCTATAAATATTTAGTCCAAGTCCTGGATTTTCTACAACAATACCGTTTGGTAAAGTTTTTGTAGGATATCTGTTTGATGCAGTTTCTGAGCGATCTTTTGTAAACCAGGGATTCTGGTTTTCATCATAAACTTCCATATGACTAACCTTTCAAAGTTAAAATTATTCTACTGAACTAAAAGAAGTACCATCCCAGTTGTATGATTGTCCTACATAAACAGCCTGATCTTCAGGAACTTTAATTAAAGACATTCCTGTAGCATTTGCTGCACTGAACATTTCTGCTTTTGGACTATCTACAGGCACCGCAATTCTTGCAACAACAACACTATCAGATAAAAATGCATATAAATTAAAAGAATCTAATTCTTCTTGTGTTGCCTTTAGTAAGTTTGGACCACTGACTCCACCAGAAAATGCAGAACCATCAAAGGTTGCTCCATATAATGCTGATTGCTTGTGTGCACTTGCATCTATTGATGTAATAGGCAAACCAGTTGCGTATGCCGTATCTAAATTATTTACGACGTCTTCTCTTATGTGATTGAATAATGAAATAACATCATATATTCCATTACCTCCAACTACTACTGCATACATAAATAATCTCCTTTAGTACTTTTATTATTATAGCATATGTTGTTTAATGAGGGCATATTTTCATACACCCTCACTAATTTTAACAGTGACATGATCTTCCTGGACAACATGTACCACATCTCCAGCAATATCCACAGTAGCATCCTCCTGCTGGTGGGAAACTAGGTGGGAAGAATGGGAAGGACGGACCGAAAGAAGGTGGGAAGAACGGGAAGAATGGGAAGAATGGGAAGAATGGTGGGAAGAACGGGAAGAATGGGAAGAATGGGAAGAATGGTGGGAAGAACGGGAAGAATGGGAAGAACGGGAAGAATGGTGGAAAGAATGGGAAGAATGGGAAGAATGGGAAAAATGGGGGGAAGAATGGGAAAAACGGAAAGAATGGAAAGAACGGTGGAAAGAATGGGAAAAATGGCGGAGTGGTATTAACGTTGTTAGTTGTAGCGCTAGTAGAAGAACCATTAGCATTTATAGCAACAATTGTATATGTCTGTGATCCTGGATTTTGTCCTGGGTCATCGGCATCATAACTTGAAGCAGAACCAGAAATACCTGTGTAATTAGATCCATCAGAACCAGTAATTGTATATGAACTTAGTGCGGAACCACCATTAGCGCCTGGTGTCCAGGATATTCTATTTGTGTTTGCTGATAATGCAGATGCAGAAACGCTTGTTGGAACACCAGGAACAGTTGATACTGTCACTGCAGAAGATGCAGCAGAAGCAGCAGAGGTTCCTGCTGCGTTAGTTGCTGTTACTGTAAATGTGGGCGTTGCTGCTGAAGCAATTCCAGTTACAGTAATTGGAGATGATGCTCCAGATGCTGTCTGACCAGTGCTTGCTGTTACTGTAAAAGATGTTGCATTTGGAGATAACGCAGGTAAAGAAAATGCAACAGTTACTGCTCCATCATTAAATGCACGACCTGATCCTACGTTTGTAGCGCTAGTAATCGTCGGCGTTAATGGCTCCAAAAAGTCATTTGATGCCTGAGACTTTCTACCTACTCGTTTCTTTGCCATTCTATCTCCTAGTTTCTATTAAATTTTTACTACGCTGTCAAGTCGCCGTAAACAACCCATAGATTTTCTGCTCTCTTGAAACAAGTTGCAGAAGAATATTGAGTTCTTAACTTTAGACCTGGTGTTGCGTTAACAGTAACTCCTGATGCTCCAGCAATTGTTACTTGTCCTGAGCCAGTTTGAAGAACATCAAAAGATGTTCCAACTGGGAAGGCAACTGATGCATTTGTTGGAATTGTCAGCGTAAGTGCTGAGGAAGAGTTCATTTCAATTAAATCATCTCTTTCAGTTAGTGATGACATTGTGTATGATGCTGTCTTTTGAACAATTGGGGTTATTGAATCAACCTTTAGTTCAAGGCTTGTTGTTACAGAAGATGCAAAGTTTGCATCATCTCCAAGGGCTGCAGCAAGTTCATCAAGTGTGTCGAGTGCTGCTGGAGCACTTGCAAGAATTGCATTTACTTGTGATGTCGCATCTGCGATAGCCTCAGCCTTTGCTGTTGCAATTGCAGCAGTTACTCCAGTAAACTGAGTCTGAATGTTAGATGATACCCCATCAAGATATCCAAGTTCTGTTTCAGAAATAGTTGAAGAAGAAGCAAGTTTAGTCCATGCAATTGCTGCTGAATCATTAATATCAGCATTTACAATTGCTCCATCTGCAATCTTAGCAGAGGTCACTGCACCATCTTCAATCTTTGCAGTTGTCACAGAATCTCCAGCAAGTTTTACTGCAGTTACTGAAGAATTAACAATCTTGTCTGTTGACACTGTATTATCGGTTGGTGTTCTTGTATCTGACAAACGAGCATCGTCTGTAAGAACAACGTTTGCTGTATCAACAATTCCATGTACGTTTGTTGTATCTAATCTATGGGTTTCTGTTGCTGATGTTGCTGCTGCAGTCGATGAACTATCTGCATAAGCCTTTGTTGCAAGTTCTTCCACATTAGCGATACCATGTACGTTAGTAGATAATACTGTGTGATCGCTTATGGCACCAGTTGCTGCTGTAGTAGCAGCGTTGTCTGCATAAGACTTTGTTGCAAGTTCTCCCACATCAGCGATACCATGTACGTTAGTAGATGATATTGTGTGAGCGCTGACGGCACCAGTTGCTTCTGTACTAGACTTAGTATCTACATACAACTTTGTGGCAGCGTGTAAGTCACTTACTGGAGCACCTGACAAGGTTAAAAATCCTGTCATTGTGTCGCCAGCCTTAACAAGTTTTTGTCCAACTAATTCAGTTATAGTTGCTGAAAAATTTTGATCGTTGGCAATTGCAATAGAAAGTTCGTTTAATGTATTTAATAATTCTGGTGCTCCTGCAACAACTGCAGAAACTCTTTGTTGTACGAATGCAGTCGTGGCAATTTTTGTTGATGAATCAGCACCATCTTGAGTAGTTGCTATTGAACTTGAACCAAGATCTGCTGCATTTAATGTTTTATTAGTTAATGACTGTGTACCTGTAAGAGTAACAACAGTATCATCAATATCAAACTGTTCTGTACCTGCATTCCAATCAAGTCCAACGCCAGCAAGAGTTGATTGATCAACTTCTGCGTTAGATATTGCCTCGGATAGATCATTAAGTGTTGCTAAGTTTGCTGTATTTGCGATACCGTGCACATCTGAGGTATCTGCTGCGTGAGTTGAGAGATTTGTTGCAACAGTAGTGATAAATTCTGGATCGTCACCCAAGGCTGCTGCAAGTTCGTTTAGAGTATCTAGTACACCTGGTGCACCGTCAAGGATCGCATTTGCGTCCACATAATAGTTTAGGGCAGACCATGTAGATGATCCGTTACCTATTTTAAATTTACTTGTGTCGGTTTCAAAACCGATTTCACCTGCTGCCAAAATTGGGTTTGCGCCAGACCACTGTGCTGCGGTTCCTCTGCGCTGTTGCATTCTTGTTGCCATTTATCTCTCCTTGTGGTATTTCTACCATTTTATTTCTGTGCTTATTATAACATCAGTTTTTAATTGAAGTTATCTACTGCGCTACCGCCGTCATAGACTACTGTCCACGAGTTGGTATTGTAGGATCCCCCATCTACTGGAGAACCCTGTGGGTCATTAAAACTACCTCCGCTTACAAACTGAGACACTATAAAACCAGTTCCATCGATAGCAGTATCGTGAATATGCTGTGGAAGATTTAATGTATCATCAATTGCTGCAAGAGTAATCCATGATCCAGAATAATAAACATTAACTCTTGATGTTAATGTGTCAAACCATAAATCACCATTATCTGGTGTAGAGGGAGCGGTAGCCCCAGTTGTCATACTGCCTACTACTGAATCTACATATGCTTTAGTAGCAGCATGGGTTGATAGTGTAGGATCTGCTACAACTACCGTCCCGCCAAACTCACCGCCACTTGCGACGATAAGTCCATTTTTAACCTTGAAGTCCTTGTTGACTGTTGCCAAGATTACCACTCCCTCTTTTTATTTATTTTATTACTTTAAAAGCGTTCCGATAGCAGCAACTGTTGAGTTGTTGTTAGCGGTAGTGACACGAAGACGAACATCGTTGCCAGAAACATCTGCTGAAACCGATCCAAGAGAACCATTTGTTCCAACCATTGCGTATTCTGTGATAGCAACATTGTCTGATGTGTCAAGTGTCAAAATAACCTTTGAAACTTCTGTGTGAGTTCCATTGGCAATCTTAACCAAAAATTCAGCAGAGCGATATGAAGCCTTAGCCCATGACACTGCTGTGTTTGTGCTTGCAGTTGCAACAGATGCTTCTGCTGCTACCTGCTTTGCTACAGATGCAATTTCTACTGCAGGGAAGTCTGGTGTGACTGCCTCAAGAGCAGATACTGCACGAGCATTTGTGAAGTAAAGGTTTGAAGTACCTTCAACAAGATCGTCAGTATCAGAATCTGCAACACCGTTTTCTGCGGTAATTGTAAGATTGTTTGAACCATCTTTAGTAATTACAATGTTTGTTTTTATTGCATTTGCAAGAAGCGTTGCTGCTTCTTCTTTTGCACGAGCAGCAGTGTAATACAAGTTTGTATTTTCTTCTACATCTGCTGTTGTGAGTGCATCTGCATGAGCAATTGCTGCTGCTTGTGCAGCGTTAGCCTTGCTTGTAGCATCTGCTGCTGCTGCAGACTGTGCTGCGTTAGCCTTTGAGGTAGCGTCTGCTGAGGCAGTTGAAACTGCATCTGCTTCTGCTGCATCAACATATTGTTTTGTTGCTGCACCAAGGGCTGCTGATGGATCTGCTGAAAGGACAAGAAGTCCAGTCATTGTATCTCCAGCCTTTGAAACCTTGGTTCCTACTGATGTAGTAAGAGTTGTAGCAAAGTTAGCATCATCGCCAATTGCTTCTGCCAACTCATTAAGGGTGTTAAGTAGTTCTGGTGCACCACTAACCAAGTCTGCAACTTTTCCATCTGTGTAAGTATTTGCTGATGTAAGGGCATTATTAGCCTTGTCTGTTGCATCTAATGCTGCAAATCCAATTGCCTCTGATTGGGCAAAATTAGCCTTTGTAGTTGCATCTAATGCTGCTGTAGAGATTGCTTCTGACCTTGCATTATTAGCCTTTGTAGTTGCGTCATCTGCTGCAGTTGAGATTGCTTCGGCTTTTGCTGCTGCAACTTCTGCGTCTGTTGCAAAAGAACTTGCAACTGTTGCGTTTAATGTTACGTTTGCAGAACCATTAAATGAAACGGAACCTGCAAGATCTCCGCCCAATGTAATTGTGCGAGAAGTTTCAAGTGTTGTTGCTGTTGAAGCATTACCAGTTACATTACCAACGAGGTCTGCTGTAATTGTACCTGCAGCAAAGTTGCCTGAGCCATCACGCTTTACAACCTTGTTTGCTTCATTTGCTGATGTGGCTGTTCCGCCAATCAGGTTGACGATATAAGTTTGATCGTCAGTCTTCTTAGTAAGAATGTCATGGTTGTTGATGGTACCTGTTGTGCCTTCAACAATCAGACCATTTTTTACCTTAAAGTCTTTTGTGACTGTTGCCATTTATTATCTCCTTGTTTACGCCTTAAGTCCAATTCGTGCAAAACGAACTGTGACTGGCTTAATCGCAGGATCTGGAGTAACCGTTAAGGATACTGTATTTCCAACCCTGGAGACGCTAACGGTGCCAATATTCCCATCATTGTCTATTGTGCCATACTCAGAGACATTCACATTTGTGCCGTCTACCAAGATGGTCAACTCTGTTGCATAAAACTTGTTATCTCCCGCAGTTGTCTTTGCGATAGAAACAAGATACTTAATCATACGAAATTCTGTAGCATCAAAATTATCTATTACTGTTGGATTTTCAATGCCTGAAATTGTGTTTTCATTATTGCCCGATGACGCCAAGTCTGTTGAACGGGCTGAGGTTGAATCAATCAAGTCCTCATAGTCTTGCTGAGTGGGGCGATCCCCAGTCTCAAACTTTGTCTTTAAATTAGATATTGATATCTTGGCCATGATGGTATTATAACTCCTTTTTATGCTATTTTTTTAAAGAATCCAGTTGCTAAATCCGATGACCTGCAATGGAATTGGGGGCGGGTTAGAAGAACTGTATCCCTCAATATTGATACTGGTAAATCTAACACGAAACGGCAACGAATAATTAATTTTTACTGTAGGCTTTATTGTGTCTATATATTTTATTGAATGATCTATAGATTTAATATATTTTGTTTTATGTTTAAGGTCTGATATTGTTGCTGTTGCCATTAATCGGTTACATCTTCGAGTATTTTAAGGCTACCTTGAGCAACCGTCCATACTCTTGTTGGGTCTGATAACTGAATATCAAAGATATCTCCTGTTTGTAAAATTTGAGATTGTGCTGAAGTTAAGTAAACAGTAAACTCTCCATCTAAATCATCAGCATCGTGCTCTGGGTTTAAATGAAGAACAAGTGTTGCATTATCTGTAATAACTCCTGCATCAGCACTATTTGTTGGTCTTTTAATTTTCATGTTAATAGCCCAATCTGGAATATTTAATGGTTGTCCAGCATCGTCTACTACATAAACTTTAAAACCAGATGTGTCTCCTCTAACTACTGTCCAAAGAACTGTAGGTGGCTTTTCACCAATATCATAAGAAGAAGCGGATCCACGAAAATTTGCCATACTGTGATTATATCATATTAGGCTAATCCAGCCTTCAATGCCCCCCACGTTCCATTGCCTTTTGCCTCAACAATAATAACTCCATTTGTTGCATGTGCATATCCAACAATACCGACTGCACCAGAGCCTGCTGTTGGTCTTGTTGTTGTCAAACCACCATCTGGTCTACCAACATACAAAACATCGCCAGTAGTAAAAGATGAAGTATTGATATTAGCAAGTACTCCAGCAACAACAACTTTTCCAATAGAATTATTATTTAATGTTGTTTTTAACAAACCCAATACTGGTTTTACAGAACCAGATGACCATAAACTTTCTGTATATTGTTTTATTCCAGGAACAGTAGATGCAAAATTAAAAATATAAACAGGGGTACCTGCTGGTAATGTTATACCGCTAACATTTTTAGCATCTATTTGTATAATTGAAACATCTATTGATTCTAATGATTCTTTGACATCTCCCGCCAATTGTTCTAAATCTCCGTGTACATTTACAGGGTCTGTAGATCTAGGAAATGCTATTTGAAACTGTCCTGATGTTTGATTAGTTGCCATGAGATATATATTATACCACTTTTGAGATATTTGACATTGAGTCTAAATTTGTGTTATACTAAGAAGTAATATGACACCCTTTAACAAGGTGTCATTATGTTTCTAAGGAGGAAACTATGATTAACTTTATGAATAATAACAGGAACATCATTGGTACACTCAGCATATTGGCTATGTTTTTCGTTTGGTCAAGCGTGGCTAATGCTCTTGAAAACCGATTAAACGATAGTAAAACTGTCGTGCTTGAAGAGACCATAGAGGCCACGGAAGTGGCCAAAATCGTTTCTAAGGCTAAAGAAGATCAGTTAGAAAAATATTCTAATGCTACATCTCTATCTGATAAAGATCTAAAAAATCTATTGCAATTGGTAGGTTTTGAGGGTAAAAATCTTAAGGAGGCTTGGGCTATTGCTAAAAGAGAAAGTAATGGTCGACCATTTGCATTCAACGGAAATACTAAAACTGGAGACAGTTCATATGGTATTTTTCAAATAAACATGCTTGGAATGCTTGGTCCAGATCGTCGTGACAAGTATGATTTAGATCACAATGCTGACTTATTTAATCCAGTTGTAAATGCACAAATTACCTATCAAATGACAAAAGGTGGAGAAAACTGGAGTGCCTGGAAAGGATTAACTCCAAGGGCTAAGGAATGGCTAACAAAATTCCCTAATTAATATTTATGGTTCCGTCTCTGTTAACAAAGCCAACAGACCCCATAAATTGGTTATGAGAATCAAACATGTCGATAACCACATTTTTTGATAGTAGTCCAGCAGCCTGACTAAAGGCTGATCTGGACACTATTAAAACTTTTGCCTTTATCATTTTAATAAAAGCATCATAGGTTGATAAATTATTGTAAATTTGTATATTGCTACCAGCATTTTTTAACAATTCAAAGTTAATTGTTGTTACTGGAAAATATCCGTTTTCATCACGATTAAGGTACGGCTGATTCCATTTATGCATCTGATCGTCATTTATAGGTTTATAAAGTTTGTTATTATTAGATGCATCTGTAATGATTGATATTTGATCAATAGAAATATTTAATTTATCTAGCATATATGGAACTGATTTAATTAAATTAATATAAACATCTTCGTCTATCCATCTTGGGTTTTCCTTAATTACATTTCCACGCCTTATATGTATGACAACTTCATTATTGATTCCTTCAATATTATTAAATGTTGGTGCAAGTTTAGTAAAGTTTTGAAGTGATGGTATTATTCCCTGTGTCACTGGAAGTCCAGCGCCTGCCTTGTCACATAAAACAAAATTTGACAAATCGGAAAAATCGTAATCTTTCCAAGGATTGTCTATGACTGATAAAAATTTTTTTATAAATTCTTGTTTTTCTTCTTCGCTAGAAACCTTATCCGATTCATGTATCAAAAAGTTTGTAATTGGTGTGTCTTGAAAAACTAATCCATAATATTTTGCATAAGACATAGCATATATTTTTCTCCACAGTTGAGCACCTATTCCGTCTTCAATAACAAACTCTTTAACTAATTCTTGTTTATTTTCCATTGACAATTTGTTTTTTTATCCAAGCATAAGTTTTTGATATACCATCAACTAACGATAACGAATAGTCCCATGATAATTTTTCTCTTACTAAGTCATTATTAGAATTTCTACCACGTACGCCAAGTGGTCCAGGAATATGGATTTTTTCTAAGGACTTGTTTTCAATACTACAGACGATATCAACTAATTGATTTATAGTAACCATTTCTTCTGATCCTATGTTTACTGGACCAGTAAAATCTGATTGCATTAATCTTCTTGTTGCTTCTATACATTCGTCTATATATAAAAATGAACGAGTCTGTTCTCCATCCCCCCAGATTTCTATGGAATTTTCTGCTTTTATAACTTTTCTACATATTGCAGCAGGGGCTTTTTCTTTACCGCCATCCCAAGTTCCTTCTGGTCCATAGATATTATGATATCTGGCAATTGCTATTGGTATATTATTATTTTTATTGAAAGCCAAAAACATTCTTTCGCTAAATAATTTTTCCCATCCATATTCGCTATCAGGATCTGCAGGGTATGCATCAGATTCCTTAAGTCCAGGATTATTTACATCTAACTGCTTATATTCTGGATACATACATGCAGAACTAGAATAAAATATTTTTGTTTTATTAATTTCGTATTTTTGATTAAGTCTTGATTGTGCTCGTAATAAATTTAAATTAATTAATGCAGAATTTTCCATTATCTGAGAATCATTTTCTCCAGTAAAAATATATCCCGCTCCACCCATGTCAGCGGCAAACTGATAGATCTCATCAAATGAAGTTATAAGTTTATATGGAATTTCTTTATAAAAATTACCGTGATAACCTTTAAACTGTATAACTTTTTCCATATTGTCATATACTGACAAATCTCTTTCAATAAATTCATCTGCTTGCGTCTCAGAAAAGTTTGGTTTTTTAATATCTACTCCACGAACCCAATACCCCTCAGATTTTAATCTTTTAACCATATGGTTTGCAATAAAGCCACCTGCTCCAAGCACTAATGCTGTTTTCATATTAGTCTTGACTCCTTCCATTCTCTAAACCATTGTTTATCAATAGTATACAACTTTTTTGAACTATTCCACGAGTATTTGCCCGTGCCAGATTCTTCATAAATTGGATTATTAATATAGTCAAACCATAGCCACTCTATATCCCTTGTCTGGTTCATAGATCTTTGTATATAGCCACTATAAGTGCTACCAATTGTACCAATAAATTTATCTGAATAATGCATAACCAAATTATTTAATATGCCAAAAGACACTTCGTCGGTATATTGAAAACTAGAAAACTCTTTGCCAAAATTATCTAAAATGTACTGATCTAAATAAATAAAATTATATCTAGATTGTTTTATAACGTCATTATTTACATCGTCACTACATAAAACAAGTGGTTTGTTGTTGTTTATTTTTTCAATTGCCCCGTCAAACATTTCTGTTGTGGTTGAGACACGCTGAGGTATATGATCAGTTAATCTTAGGTGAAGTCCATTAAAATTACCTAAACTATTGGCAATAATTTTAGACAGTTCGTAATATTCTGATTTAAATCTAACTGATCTTAAAATATTATCTAAATCTTTTGGTCTATTGTTAAAAAATCTACTATACCATCCTAAAGTATTTTTAATATGCATGTTATCTGTAAACTCAATAGATTGTCTACCTTCAGCAAAGTCTATATCTTCTTGCAACAAAAAATCAAAATAATATAGCATTAAATTTTCAATTTCTACAGTTGACTCTTTAATATTAAGTTGATTTCTTTTTACAAACGCAAATCTATCTTTAGTGCTCCATTCTAAAATTTTATTAATAGTAAAAAAATTATCATTGTTTATAAATTTTCTTTTGTTAAAATTTTTGCTGGCAGAAAAAATAGCCTCATCACCAGTACTTCCATTTCCTATATTATAAATACATATATCGTTTTGAGTTATATATTGTATTCCAACAGCAAGTTCAATACTCATTAATTGATTAATTAATCCTGCTGGATTGTATAATTTATAATAAAACATTATTATTTTGCCATTGTTGTTCTGTGATTATGCCACGCACTACGTCTACATAACTAGGACCTTTAGTAAACCACCAGTGATCTGGTTCGGCAAAATGAAAAAAAATCATTCCAACATAATTATTTTTAGGATCAGGAAATTTTTCTCTCCAATGAAACTGATCATTGCCATAATAGGCTAACGCTTGATTTGGATAAAGAGTATACGAAGCATCATCTACCCATAAATCCCAAGGTTCTTGTTGATAAACGCACATGTCTACAGTATAGGTACACGCATTGTTATCTTTATGTTTAAATAAACTGGGTTCAGGATCTTGACCTTCATAATGAGAAAATAAAGTATAAGTTGGTAAAAGGGTTTTGCTATCAAATATGCTTTTTGCAAGAGGAACTAGTTTGTTTGTTAACTCTTTTAAAATTGGCAAATCGGTCTCTCCGACAGAGTATCTACTAAAGGTGCTGTCGTAATTATAATTTTTAGGATTGTTTATGTTTAAAATTAATCTATCGTAATCTTCTTTATTAAAAAGATTAGTAATTACTTGTGGCTTTTTCATCTTAACCAACTAACAACAGCGTATCTTGTACCCTCCGTAACTGGTGAAACAGAATGATTATATACATATGTTGATGGAAAAATTATCATTTGATTTGCTTTGGGCCTAAACGAAAGATTAAATCTTGGAAAATTAATTTCTCCTCCAGCATAATTATTGTTAAGATAATATAGCGTAGAAACCCGTCTGTGATGATCTTTATGATCGTCTATGTGATTAACAAATTTTTGACCTAAGCCATACTTTAAAATCTGATAATTGTCGTGCCAGGTACAAGGAACCCCATAGTCTGTCTGATAATTTTTTTCTACTGGAACAAGATATTGTAAGAAAAGATTAGACAAAGATGTATTAAATGTAGAAACCAATGTTGAATAATCCTTTAATAAAACAGGAGAGTAGGGAGTACTAATTGTGCTAGTGTCTCTTGATGTAGTGTTGACTGATGAATAAGTTTTTTCATCATGCACATGTGCTGCTGACCATGAAATCTTTGCTGATTCCATGCCCTCTTCAATATCTTTTACTAAATTATCAAAAATTTCATTAGGCATTACATCATCATATGCCATTATTCCTGGAGCAATTTCATTTTTTATCATACTACCACTTTCCTAATGGACAAGTTGCGTTGGCTAATTTTGTTTTTGCAAACATAAAACATCCACATTTTTTACATTGTTTTGTTAATTTGATTAACTCTGGACAGCCCCCACATATCTCATACCTAGTATTTGCTAATTCTTCTGAAGCCCACTCTGTTGCAGGATTAAGAATGTCCCAAGGCCTAGTGTCTCCTAGATTTTCTTTATATTTTTGCCATATAGATTTTTCTTCTGACACAAAATCTCCTTATTTATTAGTAATAATTATACATTATACACTAACAGGTACATGGATTACCTGCACCGCAACATGTGGTACATCTCCAACAATATCCACATGTGCATGGTTCTGCAGTAGGTGCTGGTGGGGCAGCAACTGGATTAAAGTCTGGTGGGAAGAATGGTGGAGTAACGGGGGCAGCAACTGGATTAAAGTCTGGTGGGAAGAATGGTGGGACTGGATTAAAGTCTGGTGGGAAGAATGGGAAACTAGGTGGGAAGAATGGGAAACTAGGTGGGAAGAATGGTGGAACAGGGGTAGGTGCTACTGGGGCTGGTGCAACAGGTGCAGGAGAACTTACTAAGCATTCTCCAAATTCAGTAGAGTAGTAATATCCGCAGGCTGCACATTGACTTGGACCAAGTAAAGATATATCTCCACTACATGGATTTACAGGTGTGACTGGTGCAGCCACTGGTGCGGGAGCAACAGGGGCAGGTGCAACAGGTGCAGGAGCAACAGGGGCTGGGGCAACAGGGGCTGGTGCAACAGGGGCTGGTGCAACAGGGACAGGTTCAACGGGGGCTGGTGCAGTTGGGGCTGGTGCTACTGGGGCTGGTGCTACTGGGGTTGTTACTGGGGTTGACCCGCCCCCGCCACTAAAAGATAAACACTCTCCGTATTCGTAACTATAAGTGTATCCGCAGGCTGCACACTGACTTGGGCTAAGTAGGGAAATGTCTCCGCTGCAAATATTAGTTGGTGTTGTTACTGGTGCAGCAACTGGTGCAGCAACTGGTGCAGCAACTGGTGCAGCAACTGGTGCAGCAACTGGTGCAGCAACTGGTGCAGCAACTGGTGCAGGTGCAGGTGCTACAGGCGTAGGAGCACTTGATAAACATTCTCCAAATTCAGTAGAGTAGTAATATCCGCATGCAGCACATTGTGTTGCGCTAAGTAAAGAAATGTCTCCACTACAAATATCAACTGGTGGAGCAACTGGTGTTACTGGGGTTACAGGGGTTACTGGAGTTACAGGAGTTACTGGTGGAGCAACTGGTATAGTAATTGGTGTTGCTGGTGGTTGTGGGCAGTTTGGTGCTGGTGGTTGCGATCCAAACTGACATACAAAGTTTGTTACGTTTTCATAATTGGCCAGAACGTATGCTTGTACATCTCCGCAGTCCACACCTTCTTCTTGATAGGCTGCTCCGTTAGAGCAAAATGCAGCATAGACAATGTTGCTTACTGGGGTAACTGGGGTAACTGGTACAG